TGTGCTCTTCCGATCTGAGAAGAACAGTCAAAATAGGTCAGATAGCCCATGCATACCTCGGGAGGTGCCTACTAGCCAATGTCCTCCCGGGCCATTTGGCGGATCCGCCCCGCGGCTGTTTCCGCGGTCTAGGCTTGCAGTGGCTCGGGTGGCAGCAGGGCGACGGCTGCGGCCCACGGCAGCACTTCGACCGCCTGCCCTAGCACGGCCTGGTCCGCAGCCTGCCACATCGCGTACAGCAGCCCGCCCGGCTCCGACGCCCAGAGCGACACTGCAAGAATCGCTGCCGCAACCATGCCGTCTCTCTCTAAGGTGAAGAGCGTCACAACGTCGCGCTCAGTGGCCCGGTCGGCGGCGTAAAGTTGCCGGTGTAGACGGCCGCACCCTTTACGATCCTAAAGTCATCGACGTATCCGTTGAGCGTTTCGCCCGCGTTTCTGCCGATTGTGGCTGAAGAAGTCGCAAACCCTGAAGAGTGCGATGCCGTCTGCTTTAGCACGCCGTCAATGAATATCCGCGTTGTGTCTGACGATTGCGTTGCCGCGATGTGATGCCACTGCCCCTCTGAAATCGCATCTTGCTCATCAACAAGGCAGTAAATCGACACTCCAGTCACACCCACAAATGGACGCAAGCCACCGTAGCCGCATGAGATATTCACTCCACCAGAAGAATCGGATACGAGAACGCCCGCATCCTGTGCGGTAGAGATGTATATCCAAAATTCAATTGTCCAATCCCCATCGCCCGATACGTTCGCGCCACTGGGTATACTTAGGCTGGAGTCGCCGTCGAAGTACCCAGCGCCCGCTCCGTACTTTTTGGTAGATGTCGAAATGGTCGCCCCACTGTCTGTCACCGTGTAGTCGTTCTCGCTTGCGTCATCGAATGATGTGTCAAAGTTGAGAAGCAGCGACACTGCCGGTGGCGGCGGAGGGGGCGGCGGAGGCGGAGCGTAAGACAGCAGGCGGGCGTATAGAGAGGCCGAAACCTTCACCCGGCTGATGTGTACCCAGTTGATTAGAAACTCCTCGTCCGCACCGACGAACGTCATCGGCGTAGCCTCACCCCATGTGGAGAAGTCGGCCGAGTCCCAGTACCACATATCGCCAGTGAGAGAGTTGCCATTGCTGGCATGAAAGCGAAAACCGCCGTCTTCTTTTAGAACGAGGGTCAGCGAGTCGCCGTTGTCCGCTTCGTCACTAATGCCAAGTGCAGACGATGCGCTCCATCCTGTTGTCAGTGATGTGCTGGTTCGCTTCTTGTAGCCGTCCCAGCCAACATCGTTGTAGGCCATGTAATACGTCCCGTCCTTGTAGACGACAAACGTATTGCCTTGGTTGAGGTTGGTGTCTGTGGCGTCCTTGAGAAGCGTGGACGACCAAGTGCCACCCCACGTTGCAGGGTCTTCAGAAGGTGGGCGCAGGCAAACCACGCTGTGGGGCGGATCGTTGATGCCAATAATCGCCGGCCCCTGCGCGTCAACGACCCACGTTGGAACAGCAATGCCGCCGGAAGTGTCGTCTCCTCCAAACGAAACCACTCGCTCCCAGTCGATCAAGTTGATGGACTTGTCTACCGCTATGAATCGCGTGCCGACCTTCCCGGCCTCTCCACCGCCTCCGCCGTAGCACATGTAATACGCGCCACGCCACTGGAGAACCGTTGGGTCGTTGATGCCCTCGCTTGGAATGTTGACGCCGCGCTCGTCACCGATGTTCCAGAACGACGCGCCGTCCGTGGAGACGAACACAAGCCCATTCTCGCGCCAGTATGGGTCTTGGTTGCTTGTGACGCCGTATCCGGCTGCGATCCAAAGCGGCACCGCCTGCTTTCCGGGCCGCAGCAGTCTCGGTGACATCGGCATAGATTAGCCCTTCACGCAGACGTTCATGCTCACGGTCGTCGTACCACCGGACGAGACGATGGGAGCGATCCACGGGAAGCCAAAGCAGGCGTCCGGAATCGGAATCGCACCAACGGTTACGGCAGACGTGACCGCCGAGCCGTCAGCAAAAATTTGCACCGGCGTGGATTCATGGCCCGTGGCGGCGTGCCAGTTGATCTGGGTGGCGCCTCCGGTGTTGCCGATGATTACGCCGCCGCCGGCAAACCGGCCAAACGGGAAACGCGGGCTGGTGGTCGTCGCCGCACTCACCGCAGCGATGGACGTGCCAGGGGTAAAGAGTCGCTCAATGATCGCCATTACTTGCCTCTCAGCTTTGGGTGTGCGTGCTTCTCAATGATCTTCTCCCGAAGCTCGGGAGTGACTTTCAGGCCGGGGTTCATCTGCTTCTCGCGGGCGATCTCCTCCTTGATGATCCGCTCGCTCAGGGGAACCCGCTTGGGCGGCGGAGGAGGGCCGGCGTCGTAGTTCACGGCACCAGCCACGGTCTTGCCGCGCTTCTTCGCCACCCGCAGGATGTCATCGGTTCCGGACACCCACGCCTCGGGATCCTTCCAGCCGCGCTTGTCCGCAAGGCCGGCGGCGTAGTACTTGCCCGAGATGTTGATGCCCGACTGCCGAGCCTCTCTGGCTAGCCACTGGGCCTGATACTTCGGGAGGTCGTCCAGCTGCTGGTTGTTGTATCGGCCCTCCATGAACGCGCGGTCTGACCCCAGACTTCCTGGAGCGATCTGGAGGGCGCACATCTCAGCGAAGCGAGGCGACTGGCCTTCGTTCACCATCTTCAGATAGTGGGCCCTGACCGACGAGTGGGCGTTGGCGATGTCGTAGGGGAGGTCCATATGAGTCACTGTCCTTGCGGCTCAGGGGGAGGGCCCTGCGGGGCATCAGGAGTCGGCCCGCCCGGCGGCGGCCCAGGAGGTGGTGGCGGCGGCACCAAGAACTCCTGCACGTCCATCTGGTTGACCGAGCCCCACATGGACAGGATGGAGTTGAACAGCTGCGGATTGCCGGCCTGCATCAGACCCTGCGCCACGGGCATCACAATCTGCATGAAGTTGTTCAGGTTCTCGGTCTTCGTCGCGACGTTTGGTTTCCTGATACTCCCTGCTTCGACCCGGTAGGAGTACTCGCGGATCATCGACTCCGGATCCTCGGACTGGACGTGCATGGCCCACGCCTGCGCCGCCATGCCCCCCAGAAGCGGAGCCACGTCCTCTGGCTTCACCATCCACCGCGCGAGGAGAGCCTCCTTGCGGGACACCATGGTCATGGCGTCCTCCAGAGCGTTCGCATAGGCGTCGGGGCGAACCGAAATCTGTTCGGCCTTCACGCTGGCCTCTGCGGCTGACCTGAACTGATTTCTGGTCATGCCGTAAATCAGCTCGGTCAGGCCCACTCTCCGGTCGAACAGTGCCGTGACTTCCGCGATGATCTGGTACATGTCCTGGGTGACCCCAGGCATCTGGAAGACCGAGATCACATCATTCACATTCCGGCCGATGGCTTCCGAGATTTCAACAATCTTGAAACCACCCTCGGCCTTCTCCAAGAGCTTGGCCTTGATGTCCGGATCCGCAGACTTGGACACGCCGATGACGGTCTGCGAACTGGTCGCAATCCGCGTGGCGAGGAAGCTCATCGCCCAATTGATGAATCTCAATTCCCCGATAGCTGGGCGCACCAGCGAGAACGGCCATGAGTATCCCGGCTTGGTGTTCCAGTACAGGACGGTGAATGGCCAGCCGTTCGGTTCGACCCAAAAGGGAATGGGCCACTGGGCGTTGAGGAACAGCTGCTGGGGGATGCCCGTCTCATCCACGTCCTCCTGCAAGACCGCGGGCGGGATGTTCAGCGGGAACTCAATCCCCTCCGCAACGACGATGTAGCAGTTCGCTCCGAGAGCGTCGAACTTGCCCTTGAGGTTCTCGTCCGCATCCTTGAGCCGATCCCCAAAGCCCGTCTTGGAGTAAATCTCCCAGTAGCAGACGAGGTCGTTGGTCTTGCCGTTCTTGCGGCGGTACTCATATCCCCGGCGTTCTTCTTCGGCCTTGGCGGAGTAGCTCTCCAAATGACCCTTCAGCTGGTCGGGGCTCAGGTTGAACTTGGCCGCCACCTCGTTGATGGGCTGAACTCTTTTCCTCGCAGCCCAGCGGATGTCCTCCATCTCGTCCGCGTCGGGATCCCAGACGAGGTTGTCGATGGAGTCGAAGAACGATCCCGCGATTGCCGCCGACCCACCCGGAGGCTGGTAAAGCTCATGCCACCAGACGCCGGCGCCCTTGATGAACGCCTCTTCCACCACCTTCAGTGAGTGGGTCTTGAGGTCCAGTTCGTTGGGGGTGTAGTTGAGGTAGTCTTCCAAGAGCTTGGAGATCAGCTTCCGGCGTTCCCAACTCATCCCCTGCTGCTGGATCATCTGCTGATACATCTGCATGCCGGGGTCGGGCATCATCACCGGCTGGCCGTCCGGACCCATCACCGGACCATCGGGCCCCATCTGCGGAACAGGGGGCTGGGGCTGAATCCCAAGCATGGCCGGGCCGATGATCGGGAACTGCCGAGGGGTGACAGTTCGCTGGGGATTCCGGTGGCAGATGACGGCGCCGAAGATTTTTACGGCCTCGTAAACACGGTTGATCTGCATCCGGAATTCCGGGGGAGAAAGGCCACGGTTGTAGCCCTTCTCTCCCCGGGCGTACGCATCACGCCACATGAAGTCCGGATCGCCGCAGAAGAAGTCCATGGCCTCCTGACCGTCCTTGGTGAAGGGCTCTTTGTGCTTCTTCGCCAAGTCGATCTTTTTCAGCCAAGCCTGGACAAGTGGCCGCAGCGGATTCTCTTCGGACATACAGTCTCCCTACTGATCAATGTCCGTTTACTTCGCCTTACGCCCCTCCAGGTCAGCCAGCTTCTTCTCCAAGAACGCGAGTTTCTCGGACAAAATGGAGACTTTCGGGTCGCGCGGCTGGTGTTCCCACAGGCCGTACGGCTTCCAGTCCGGGTAATCCGCCAGCCGGGGGTCGCTGGTGTGGTGGACGCTGGGCTTCTCGGTTCCACCGTAGCCGGGGGTGATGACCCACAGGACCACCGTCTCCTTGGAAGCCTTCGTCACCACGCCCACGGAGGGATCGGCGCCCTCATGGGCATAGAAGTAGACCCACTCGCCCAGGCGCACTTCCGGCATCACGTACTCACTCATCGTCGCAGACTCCCTGTCGGCCCAAGGATCACGTAGCTATCTTCGCTCTGTCCCTGCCGACGACGTTTGTCGGCTAGGTACTTCACCCACCAAGGCTCGGGGCCAAAGACCTTGGGGGGTGGGTAGTATTTGGGTTCGTAGGCGCAGAGGTACTCCAGTACCTGACAGGCGTGGACATCGCCTCGCGTGTACGGGACATCGGTGACGAACATCTGCCCGTTGACCGATGTGGTCTTCTTTCTGTACCGCTTGATCTCGCGCATGAGATTGGGGCAGGCGCCGTCCAGGATCTTGAGCTTGGTCGTCCCGTCGCCCCGGACGTGCAGCATTTGGCGAACGAGCGCTGTCCGCGCCGCAATGTCGTCCGACCCCGGGATGAAGGAGACTCCCGAAGCCTGCGACTTGATCCCACGCTTCTTGAGTTCCTCGGTGTACAACTCATGGGGGAGGCGACCCGAACCAAGGTCACGGAGAGCGCCGCCGTGCATGTCCATGATGAACACGCGGAAGGCTTGGTCCTTGGCCTTCTCCGCAAACTGCTCGCCCCAGATCAGGGCGTTGCAGTTCCGGATGTACAGTTCGTCGTAGATCAGCAGGTATTTCTCATCCGGCGGGACTGCGGCGAATAGGGTCGCCATCACCGCATGCCCGGGGTCGATGCCAACGTACCGCGTCCAGTCGGCCGGCACCTTTCCATCGGGCAGTTCCGTTCTCTGGAGGATGTGGACCGCCGGATTGAACGACGGGTACATGAGCGTGGATTCGGTGGTGAACTCACCCTCGGCCCGCATCCGAAGCTCTTCCTGCCCGAGAGCCGCCCAGCGTTCGATGTTCTTCTTCTTCTCTTCGGTGTCGATGAAGTCGTTGTCCAAGAAGCGGAAGGTGAACTTCTTGATGATCGGATCTGGGACGTTGTCCTCAACCGCCTTGTCGGCGCGTTCACACAAACCAATGAGCGCATCGTTCTTTGAGTGCGGCATCGCGCTCCACACAAATCGGCCCTTGCGATCCGCGAGCCGCGCTTGGCACTCACCGACCCACCGCTCATTGTTCAAGTCTTCGTCCAGCCAAATCATGTCGGCCTGATAGCCTTGGGGCGGTTCGCCTTCAGACGAGAAGCACCAGATCGTCCAGCCGTTGGTCAACTCCACCTTGTTCAGGTAGCCGGCGTTCTTCAACACCCAGGACATGTCCTTGATCATTCGCGGCGGAATGAGCGGGGGAGCCGGCTTGCTCTTGGACTTGTCGTCGCCCTTCTGGATGGACCGCCACTGGCCCGTATGCTCGTCCTTGATGATCCGGAACGCGCCGGCCTTGAACAGAATCGGATAAATGACGAGCCCGATGTGGGGCCAGTTTCTTCCGACTATTGCGAGGTTGCCGTCCTTCTCCGGGTACTTGCCGTATGGGTCTTGGCCAGTGACAGCGCGCGCGGCTTCAACAGCGACTGCCAAACTCTTTCCGCCACGGTTACCGCCCAGCACTATCCGCTCGCTCGCCACGCACTTGTGGAACTCTTCCTGGTGCGGCATGGGGCGATACAGACGAAGGGCCTCTAGGCGGCGCTCGGCCAGTTCGGCCTGCACCTCGCGAATCTGCTGGAAGGCGTGCTGCGTCACGCCCAGGTTTTCGATGCCGTCAGGGCTGACCGGCGGCGGGATCTTCGGGTGCTTTTTTCTCATGTTCCCCGCAGGCCCATTCCAGGCCCGTCGTCGGGTACTCCGCCGTCAGCTGATAGGGGATCACTGTCGGCGGGTATCTCATGCACTTCCCGTACTCCGGACTGATCCGCCTCCTCCACCACTTGCACGTCTCGCACGTCTCCACTTTTGTTCTCCAGCTTTACGGGTTCACCATTCACGCGCATGGCCATGGCCGCCTCCATGATCTGGCGACGAGCCTCGGCCTCCAGTTCTTCCTCGGTCATCAACTCCAAGGGCTTCTTCGCCCCGCCCATCGCCGTGTTGTTGACGATGAGCCGCATCACGCCATCCAGCATCTTGGTGCGGAAGGCTCCCCCACTGGGGGCGTCGTAAAATTGTTTGAGGTATGCGTTCGCAAACCCCGACACGCCCCCGAAGTAGGTCATCATCACTTCAAGCAACTCGGAGGAGTGCGGGATGTTGGCCCCGCCGATGCGAGCCGAGGCGATGAACAAGTCCACCGCGCCCTTCTCAATCTCCTCCAGCTTCTTGTTGCGCTTCCGCTGCCGGGCCCCGCGTTCCTTCTTGTTCCGACACCGCCGACAGCGGGCGTGGAATCCATCCTTGGACTTGTGGAAGTTCGCGGGGGTTGCAGGCAGAGAACGCCCGCACGCTATGCAGGTCTTATGCTCGGCCAAGTTTGCTGTCGATGAAGTTCTTCAGTGAGCCCTTGGGCTGGACCTCAAGTGTCTTGACGCTCGGATCCACGCCGGCCTCCCAGCACTGCTTGAGCTTGGCCGAGATGTCCTTGGGCTCAATGAAGAGCGGCTTGCCAACCACCAGCGGCTTGTGATGCCCGGCCCAAGCGTCCCAGTTGCAGTACACGGGGCTGTAGCCCAGCTTCTCAACGCCTACCAAGGAGAGATCCCTGGTCATGGTCACGTCCTCCGTGGACGCCTTTTGCGATTCGTACTTGTCCGTGAATTCGTAGTAGAACCACGGCTTGTCGCCGTCCTTCTTGGGCTCGGTGACCTCAAAGGCCCGCATGTCGAACATGATCAAGCCAGTGGGCAGGGCAGCGCACGGCTGAACACCCGCCATGGACGCAGCCTGCTGGCGTTCGTACATCTTCAGCTGGAAGTCGGGGTTCGGGTTGTCGGTGCGGAGGTTGCGCCACTCAAACACGTACACGCACTCATTCGGCGGCGGCCCGCAGTACGGCGCCCCGATGACGCATGGCCCCTTGTGGTAGTGATTCACAAGGAAGTCGAACGACGACTGGAAGAACGGCTTGGCCTGCGGGTCGTAGCCTGAGTACAGGTCAGGCGTCATGTCGGAATCGACAAACACCAGCACATCGACGTTGGCCGCGCGGGCGTCCAGAACGGCCTTGTTCCTGGACATCGTCACCGGGGTGTCCGCGATGTTCCAGTAGCGGACGCTGGCGATACGCTTGTCCTGCGTCAGGCCGGCAACGAGCGGGACCATCCACTCGCGGATCTGCGGCACCTCTGAGGCAATGCCGCCGTTCCCACCGTAGGAGAACGTACAGAATCCGATGTTGAACTTGTGTTCCATGCAGCACCTTGGGGGTAGGTGTACAATTTTACAGTATTAGCCTGTTGGCGTCAAAACGCCCAACGCTGGCCTTGAGGCCCGATGGGGGCCATGTTCCCCTTAGCGCCGGTGTTGGGCCGGAAGCCTGGGGGCACGGCAATGGGCGCGTAGGACGGGCCAAGCTGGTCGTAGTCGCTGATGCCGTCGCCGTCTTGGTCCACAAAGCCGTAGGGAGTTCCTTGAGGCTGGGGCTGAATGGGCTGGGCCTGACCGGGCTTGGGCACTGAAGCGCTGGCGCCCGCCTGGGGCTTCTGGAACATCTGCTGCTGCCTCTGGGCTTGCGCCTGATTCTTGGCCACCTGATCATCCAGAGCCTTTTGCCTAGAGGCGTCACGCAGGGCCTGGGCTTCGTCCGTGTCGTCGTACACGTAGTTGTTGCCGTTCCACCGCCACTGGCGACCGCTGTTCAGGACTTCTTGGTCCTGCTTGTCGCTTGCGCGGCGCTGGCCGAACTCATGCTTCAGTTGGTCCATGGCCCGTTGCCTCTGAAGCTCAGACTCCATCTGCTTGCGACCTTCACCGATCAACTGACGCAGCTGCTCGCCCTCGGACATCGGCGGCGGTGGAGGCTTGGGAGGCCCGAAGCGAGACTCAAACTCCTTCTGCCCTTGGCCAAGTTTCTGCATGATCGTCTGGTGGACGGCAGTTCGCAGCTGCTCGCGGGTCCACGTCGGGTACTGCTGGCGGTACGCTTTCCAGAGTGAGTTCCACTGCTGGTAGTAGTCGGGAGCCATGTCGGCCATCAGAGGCGGATCGGGCTCGTCCAATGGGTTCCAGCCAGACTCCTTGACCCATTCCTGGATCTCCTCGGCCGGCGCTGCCAGAGGCTGCGCCTGAGCGCCTTGTGGCCCCCAGCCCTGCGTAGTGGTGACGTTCACGCCCTTCGACTGCTCCAGCCACTGCTGGCCGGCGGGAGTCTTGAGCCACGCCAAAAGCTGCTGGCGCGGAATGTGGGCCGGGACGGTGAGACGGTCAACGTACTGGTCGCCCGTGGGGGCGGGAGGAGGAGCGCTCGGGTTCGTTGGGTCGTTGTGCGCACGCAGCATCACCGATCCTCCTGTTGAATCGACAAAGCATCAGTCCCCAAGCCAGAGCCTTGGAGCATGCGCAGACGCAGCATGTCCATGAAGGGGATGTCGCCGCGAGTCTCTGCGATCAACTGACGCAGGAAGTCCAGATTCTGGATGGCGGCTTGTTCCATAGTTCACCCCGGATGGATGACGGGGCCCGGCGGTTTCCCGGCCGAGCCCCGTCCCCCCGAAGCCCCGTTAGGGGCGACTACCCGCGAAACCGCGTGCTAAGAAGCGCCAAGACCGCACCCGTGCCGGTGGTCGTACCGGCCGAGGTCGCGTACCCAATGACGCCGATGCCGTTGTTGCCAGCGGCAGTGGTGGCGTTCGACAGAGGCGAAGGCGTCACCCGACCAGCAGCGTCCGTGGACGCATTGGTGATGGAGCCCGTGCTGGCCGCAGCCGTGATGGCAGCGAGACGGTCACCGGAAGCGATGTTGGTGCCCGTGATGGCGCACGCCACCTCGGTCGGACCCTCCACCGTCACCCAGAACACCTCGCCGTTGGCCACGCCCGTCGCCGGCAGGTACTCGTCCACCACGCCGACCCGCTCTTCGTTCTCCAGCCGGGCATAGCCAGCGACTTCCGAGAACAGCTTGCCAGCCGACGTGCTGAACGCCACCAGACGCTTGGCCTGGAGCGCCACGCCCGAAGCGTTGCGGACGGCCACGCAGACCTTGCGACGGTTGGTGCGCACCACACCAGTCGTCGGATTGACATCCGTGAATTCCTTCACGGAGCCAACCCAGTTATCACCATACGAACCACTTGCCGGGCCGGTGAGGCTGTCGTTGGGCGTAGTGGGCCCGAACACCTGACCAAGACCGAACGGCGGATCAACCTGGAGTCCCATCTGTGATTATTCCTTTCTCAGGCGAGAGCTTGGAGCTTGAAGAAGTTACGCGGCGACTTGAACTTCAGGTTGCCGAGCATGGACACCACGTAGCGATATTGCTGCGTGATTTCGTCGTAAAACGGTCCCTCGCTGTTAAGCAGCTGACCTTCCATCGACAGGAGTTCCATGTTCCCGATGGCGAGCCCGTAGCCCGTGTTCGCCGGAACCGAAACGTCCGAGCTGACCTCCACGCCGTCGAACTCCGTGACATCGCTGAAGCCGAAGCTGCGAAGCCCGTTGGGACGACCCGGCGTGACGATGATCCGCTCGGCCGACTCAAGCGAGTTCAGGAAGTCGATGTACAGCCGACGATCAAGCAGGACCATGTCGATCTGGTCTTCCTTGGTGTCGTTGCGACGAGCCTGATGCAGGCCCTCGCGGATCGCCTTCCGAGCGTTGGCAGCCCACGTCGAACCACCGAAGTAGGTCGAAGTTGTGTTGACAATGATCGGAGAGTAGAAGTCGAACTCAGGATCGGCTCGGCCGGACGGCCACACGCCAGTGATCTGGCTGCCACCGTACGCACCGAGCGCCGTCGAAAGACCGGCGTAGGTGTCACTGGGCGAGCCAAAGGGATCCGCAGCGTTCGCCGCCCGGGTGGCACCCGTGGACACGTTGAGCGTGCCGTTGTTGCCGAAGAACGACTCCAGGCCGTGGAACGAAAGCTCGTTACCAGCAGCGTAACCGTCCTTCACCCATTCGACCCCGAGGTACTGCTCCATCGACTCCAAGAGCCGGCTGGACATCTTACCCGCGACGTTGACAAGAGCCTGAGCCGAACGGTTCTCAAGCATCTCCTTCTTGTAAATCGCGTCGGTCACCTGCGCGCCCCGATATTCAAGCTCGGCACGCTTCCACAGGTTCTGACGGGCGAAGGTACGCGGCGTTTCGCCGTTGTTACCAGACGGGGTATGGTTCCGGTAACGAACCTCCCAGTCGAAACCCCTGCCGCTCATGTTCATCCGGACGTTACCGGAAGCCTCAAGCGCGGCGAAAACCTTGAACTTACGAAACGATGCAATCTCCTCCTCGCGGAGATGATTGACAATCGTCGTTGCAATTGACCTTGCCCAATCGGTCGAACTAGCCATCAGATAACTCCATCAGTTGCGAGTTGGCTCTTCAGCCGCTCTTCAAAACTCATCCGCTGGCGCGGTGCCCGCGGCTCTGTAGATCCGGCACTTCGATTCGGGGTACGCACGGCGCGCTCCCGAAGGAACTGCATGTTTTTCTGCGCCACCGGGTCCACCGGCTGGGGTGCCGGCTGGGGCGCGTAGGCTTGGGGGGCAGGGGCCATTTGGGGCTGCTGCATCTGCTGATACCGCATGTTCAGCAGGTCACGCTGGAGCATGCCGGTGGCGTACTTCCAGCGGGCCTCGGGGCTGGTAATCCCGATCTCGGAAGCCTGCTGGATATACGCCTGGATCGCCTGCCCCTCGCGGGAGATGGAGCCGTCACGCTCATAGAGCCAGTCGGCGTTCTGCTGCTCAAGGGAGGAGATGTAATTCTGCGTCTGGTACTGGCCCAGCTGCTGCTGGACAAGCTCCTGCGCCTTCTGCATCGCCACGTCTTCGATGAACGGCTTCAGCGTGTTCTCGGGGTCCGTGACGAACTTGCGAGCGAAGTCGGCCGTGTACGCCTGATACTCCCGAAGAGCCTGCTGGGCGTCGTACGGAGCGTCGGGCGAGATGATTTCCTTGCCCGTGTTCGGATCGCGGATGATGTACGACTTGTACGTGTCCTTGATCGCGGGCGGGTTCCACCACTTGGGCTTCTCGGCCGGCTTCGGCTGCGAAGCCTCGGCCTGGGCCCGCTTCCAGGCTTCGTATTCCTTCTGGTTGCGAAGGTAATCAGACGCAGCGGGGATGACCGACTGGTACTGCTGAAGCTGCTGGCTGGCGGTCTGGTAGCCGTTGAACGCCCGGTACAGGTTCTGGGCGATGGTCAGATCGTCCTGACCCTGGAATTCGGGAAGCGCCTTGAAGGCCGAAAACGGGGAGTCGAAGCCCTCTGGGGCCGACTGGGTATGCGGAGCGGAATCCGCAACGGGGGCTTCCGAAACCGGAGCTTCGGATACTGGGGCGTCGTTAAGGACTTCTTCTGCCATGGTTTGCTAGTGCCTCGGGGGGAAGGGCTCTAGCAAGCCAATGGCCGGAACAGTGCGATTTTGTTCCAGGGGGTGTTACAAAACCTCGGAAGTTGTGCGCAAGTGCCGAGGTTTCGTAACTAGCTACCACTTCACTTTGTCGGCCCAATAGGCCGCAGACATCCGGCCCTTGGCGATGTTCTCTGCATGCCGGGCCTTGAACGACTCTCGCCTGTTGCGATAAGACTCGGATTCGCCTTCCTTCTCGGGCGATCCCTGTACACCCTGCTGGCCGAAGCGAATGAGCTTCTCCTTGTCACCCACCTTGGCCAGCACCATGTGCGACTTCTCAGGGTGATTGGGTGTCCGCACGGGGCGGTTGGGGATTAGCTGTCGGATCTTGTCGCCTTCGGTGTCCATCACTCACCTTCCTGCATGAGAAGCGGGGCCAGAACGGAAACGCCCACGCCAGATTCAATGAGACGGCGGCGCATTTCGTCGGACATGAGGTAGCGGCGACCGGGAGCTGCGGATTGCGCGGTGTCAATATGCTCCAGCTCGCGCACATTCTCCCACGCATTCATTGCCGTGGCATCCCGTTCTGCGAGCCGCATGAGGCTGGGCATCAGGTTGGCAGAAGGTCTTCCGGACTCATCCAGAGAGCGGGCAAGTTGCTCTGCCTCAGCCATAATCGTTTCAGGGAACAGGTTGTCAGAGATCGCCCGCGCAAGCTGTCGGTAGTGCGGATGCACATCTGGCGGCAGGCGCATCCTGGCCTCTGCGGATATCTCCGCGACTTCATCGCGGACTTGGTTGCGGTAGCTGGACGGGCCGGGCGCTGCGGGAGTTTCATCAATCAGCCCGCCCATCTTCCTGCCGAGCCGCTCCAGCGCACCAGGGACAACCTTGCCGTAGAAGTGTTCGTAGTTGTCAATGTTGCCGCCGACCTTGTCAGCGATTGCTCTGGGAGATGCGACTTCGATGGCCCGATGGCCCTTGCGTGCTGCTTCCAGGGCGAGGCGTTTGATGAGGAGGTCGGACCAGGAGTCTTCTAGGGGGAATGGAAGTTCTCGTCCGCGAGCCACGCGATCAAAAGCGCCGGGAGGCTCATACGATTCTGGAATCTCCCGTGCCTTTCGGTTGTGAATCCCCAAGTCCGACTGGAGTTCATTGATCCGCAGGGCATCGCCGTGAGTATCGAAGCGGGCGTGGGCGACGGCGTCACCAGCGCCAACCTCGCTGTCAGTGGCGGCGCGAGTCCAGTGGTTGCCGTATTCGTTCTTCCCGGCGCTAGGCTGCGTGATCAGAAGCTCGGTGTAGTCCGCTCCGCCTTGCCCATAGTCACCGTACTTTGGGTCGCCATGTACAACTCCCCGGCCGATTGGCGAGGCTTCGTCCTGATACGACGGCATAACCCAATCTTCGCCGGGCCTCAGCGGGTTTGGCACCCGCTCGGTCGGCGCATTGCCGCCCAAAACGATCTCGCCGTGCGTATACACCGGGCTGCGTTCTTTGACCCTCGCCAAGAGTTCTTCTCTCGGCACTACATCCCGGCCGGCAATGATGGAATCCAGATCAGTCTCTTTCAGCTCCCAGCCAGGAACGCCGTCCTTGTATCGCTTCAGTAGACCGGGGAGTTCTTGGACGCGGACGTTCTCCGGCATCTGCTGGATGGCCCGCTCTAGGCGAGAGTAGATTCCCGGGCCGGGATTGTAGGTCAAATACCCCGCCAGCTGGCGCACGGCGTTTCCTGCTTCGTCGGCGTACTGAAGCGGATTCAACGGGTGTACTCCAGCGCCATTGGAGATGTGCGGGGGCTATTGCGCAGGCGGCGGATCACGTCGCCCGACTGGTCTACCAGATACGTGGCGGCACCCCTTCCTCTGCGGGCGTGGTCGATGACTCTAAGGACATCGTCCGCTCGGGAGAGCGCAGCCCGGCCGGCAAGCATCGGCAGCGCGGGGGCGATCATCGCCGCCGGGCCACGGACGGGAGCAGAGATGTAAGTCTCCGGGTCGGTCAGCAGGTCGAATGCGAGGATGTGCGAATCGGGCACTCCGTTCTTGCGGGCGACAGGACGCCAGTCGTCCGGAGATCCTGGAGTTCCGGCCGCAGCTGGCGGGTAGACGGCAGCCAGCGGGGTTCTGGCAGTCAGGCTAGCGGCGTTCAGGTAATTGCCGTGCTGCAACTCCTGCTCCGCGCGAAGGGCGGTATCCCGCAGACGTTGGCCCATGGCGAGAGCGTAGTCCGCGGTGTCCTTCACCAACTCGCCGGCATCGGATGTCCTGCTCGGGTAGAGCGTGTCAGCCATCATGGCCATCCGCATCTCCCGGGGATCCCGGCTGCGGTCGGGAGAGTCGATGCCCTTGTCCTGCATGTACCGGAGGGCCTGATACTCCGGAGACGACCGAATCTTGCGATATTCCCTAGATGACCGATCCCAGTCGGCGGCCTGTTGCTCAGGAGTACCCGTCAGCCATTCGTTCCAGTTGTCGGCCATTAGCGACTCGCCTCCAGCTTCTCCCGATACCGCTTGCAATCCTCCCGAACGTCGGGATTGGATCTCCGCCAATCCATCAAATGACCGTGGACCAAGTGACACGGGTCATGGCACAGGGTCAGAAGGTTTTCAGGATCGCATTCCTTTGTTTTGTCTTTGCTGACGGGGATGACGTGATGAACATCCACCAATTCCGTACGGCCGCAGGCGGCGCACTCGGGGTACTTCTCCAGATGCAATCTCCGGACGCGGGGCCAGCAGCCGGCACGGAGGAACGAGAAGAGCGACAGGAGCCTCACTCGTCGTCCTCGTCAAAGAGATACTCCGCGAGCCAGAAGGGGCTCACAGTTCCCAGTCCTCGTACCAGCGACCGTCAACCATGGTCCTGCTGGTCGGCATGCCCATCTTCCGCTTGGCCATGTAGTTCTGGAGCTTCAGCTGGCGGATCTGGGAAGCGGCGTCTTGGTCGATCTGATACTGCTGGAGAGCATTACGCTCCCGTTCGACCTGAGCCCGCATGGCGGCCAGGGCCTGCTCATGCTGCATCCGGCGGATCTCCCTGGACTGGGCGACCCGCGAGTCGTTCTCGTCCGAGAACGCCTGCATGATGTTGTTGTTCATGCCCGACAAAGACCTGAACTGCATTTCCGGGCTAAACATCGAAGGCTCCTGGTACATGGGCTGGGCTTGGCGGGGCGGCCGGCGGGCCTCCGCCCGTTGGCGAGCTTGGGCGGCGTTGTCATCGACCTGCTGTAGGAAGAGTTGCCGCTGGCGCTCCTCCAGATCCTCGGCCATCTGCTCGGGGGTTTCGTACATGGACGCATCCACGCCCTCGGCTTGAGCGAAATCACCCAGCCCAGCCAGACGGCGCCGCATGTTTCGCGGCATCCCGGGATTGTTCTGGGCGATGGTGCGAGCGTGCTGGACAAACGGCATAAAAGGCCCCCTACTTGCTATTGGCCTTCTTCTGCCAGTTCTTGACCGCCCTCCTGACCAACAGCTTTCCGGCGGCACGGAGAAAGGGAAGACCTCGGGCCTTGGCCGTACTCTGCATCACATCAACGATTTCTTCGATATGAGACAAGCACCAACCCGGCTCCAGGGGCTCCATGGAGTCCATCTGCTTGGCCGTGGCGTTGCACTTGCAGGTCGGCGTGGCGTGAATGCCGAACTTCGCCAGAAGCGCCTTGAGTTCCGTGCCTGGGCCCGCTGGCGGCGTGGGGGGCGAACCGCTGTAGCAGTCACGCTCCACCAGCTGCCCGTCTTCAATGAATCGCTCGCGGCATCCCATTAGGGGTTCACGGTTCCGCCGTTGTTGGTGATGGTATTGGGAAGAGTAAAGCCGTTCTTGTTCAGTGTGCCCCCGGCATTGACAGTAATCGCCCCGGTGCCAAACGCATCGGCGTTTCCAGCAGTCATCGCTCCGCCGTTGATGGTCGTTCCGCCGCTGAATGTGTTTGCGCCAGAGAGCGTGAGGGTTCCGCTGGTGGTCTTGACGAGACTCCCCGCTCCGCTGATGACGCCGGATGACGAGCCTTGCTCAACCGTCATCACCACGCCGCTGGACAGGGCGATGGTTCCGCCGTTCAGTTCTTTGACGGTCACATTGCCGCGGAACCGGGTGTTTCCATTGCCCGACAGGCTGTCCAAGGTGTTTCCGCTGTCAGTGAAGTCCAGCGCGTCGGCGTTGGTGGTGTTGTTGTTTGTGATGTCGCCAAAAGACACACCCGCGCCCGTGATCGTCGCTCGGCCAGTTGGCGTGAGGGTTGCGGATCCGCTGAAATCCACCGCGTCCATGATGCTGGAGACGACGATGGCCGCTGGGCCTGGAAGCGCGCCGGCACCGGCTGACAAGGTTCCGAAGCTGACATACAGCGTGCCCGTCGTTGTCAGGAATCCGTTGACGCCGTCAAACCGCACCGTGCCAGTGTTCCCGGCAGTGCCGACTGTCACGTTCCGACCCGTGCCATTCGACCACGCATTGTTGAAATCGACCGTGCCGCCCGTCGCGGCTTGCAACGTAACGTCGCTGCCGAGACTCACCGTGGCGTTGCTTGAGAAGATGGAGGCGTCCTCGCCGCCGAGGATCACGGTCTGCGAGCCGGCGGGGATGGTGAGCGTGCGGCCGTCGATCTCAAAGCCTGCCTTCAGGAGCAGCGCCGCCGTGCCGACGTTACTGCCGACCGTGAGGGCCGCGAGGGGGTTGTTGCCAAGCGCGCCCTGACCGCTGGCAGAGGCGTTCGTCCCGAGGACCAGTTCGCCCTGTTCGACCGTTGTTGAGCCCGTGTAGCTGCTTACGCCCGATAGCACCCAGCGGCCCGACCCCGTTTTGAGAACGCTGGTGGTTTTGCCGGATGGGTTGGAGATCGCCGCCACGCTGTTGTTGTGGAGGCTTGTTCCGGTCAGCGTCAGCGTAATGTCGGCGGGCGCTGTGACGGAAAACGGCGTCGTCAGCACCAGGGCCCCGGTGCCGTTGGCCGAGATGGTGGCGTCGTTCCGCAGCACAAGGCTGGAGTTGCTGGTGTGCCCGCTCCCCGCGTACAGAAGGGTGGTTACGCAGTCGCGGGCGTAATCGCCGAGACGAATCGTCAGGCCGTTACAACCAGAGAAGTTCAGAGACTCTGTGGGAGTTGTCTCTTGGCTCCAGCACACCGTGAGATCGACATTGTTGAAATTCGTTCCGCACGGAACAGGCTCCACGTGGAATTCGTCCCAGCAGATCAGGAACGTGTGGTTGATGCGGCAGCGCTTCCCCACAACCCCAAACGGAGTGCCGTGGATCAGGATCGGTGAGTCGGTCGTTCCCGTGACCGTGACCCGCAGCGTTCCATCGAATGGCGGCGTCCGCTTGCGTCTCGGCTGCGTAAACGTCAGCCCGGCCGCAGAGCTTTCCTTGTCCTCGCAGCAGCTTTCCGAGAAAGTCTGGCGGCAGTCCCCGTCGCCCTGACAGGTGGTGCTGCCGACCCCAGCCCATTGACCGCCGAGGGAATCGCAATCCCCCTGAGTTGTCGGGCCCTGCGACACGCCGTCAATGCAGCACTCGCCCAAGCATCCGGACACACAATCCGGGTTCGCAATGACGCTGCATTCGGACGAGTTCTTGGTGTCGCACTGCACAATGCCGTCTGAGTCCTCCGAGCAGCAGGGGACCGGACACCCGACACTACAGCAGCCGCCCAACCAGTCGCCGGTGCAGTCGCCCTGCAATGTCTCCGTGCATACGCCGTCTACGCAGCATCTACCCAGGCAGCCGTCAATGTTCAGGGTAAGCGACGTTTCACACCCGCAGCACAGGTCGTCCACCACGCTGGCCGTGCTGACATCGTCGCCAACGCGGCTGTCGTAAATCGTCTCGGGGACGCAGCCGCAGCATTCCTCATCCGGCCCCCAGCGCAGGAACACCAGACCTGTCGGGCAGGGGTTACTATCCGGATACCACGTCCCACCACAGCACTCGCCAGCGTCCGTGCGCCAGACCCCACCACAGCACTCGCCAGAGCCCGTGCGCCAGACATTCCCGCAGCACACGCCAGAAGAGCCGGCCGGATACCAGACCCCGGCACAGCACACCCCGGCGCCCGTACGCCACTCGCCCTCACAGCACACGCCGACCAGCTTGGGCCACTCGCCGCCGCAGCATTCCCCACCCTGGCACGTACGGCAGCAGCAGATACACGTCATGGGGGGCCTTTCAGTAAGCAAGTGTCCTGAAATCAGCTTTGAGCGGGCCGCCGACACGCCGGCATGCGCGGGTGGGAAAGTGGGAAAATCCCGCTGAAAACCACATGGGGGCCAAGGGGGTGAAAAAATCCAGGGAGGGGATTGACATGAAACCGTTGACGCGCCGGGGGGGGATGGGGGGTCGGGTTTGGCCGTGGTTTCGACCCCCTGCCCATCGGTCGCAAGTGTTTGCGGCCAATAGACTTAGGTGATAGTCTCGGGAAGGGTACGATCCCTCCCCCTATCCTTTCGGTTTCGTAAGGTACGGTTTCCCGGGCCGGATCATGCCCGGTGCATCGCCCCCCGTTCCCGTTCCCGTTCCCCGCCGGACACTTTGGAAACGAGAATAGTGTACGGGTGTATAGTATCCTCGCGGGCGCAAGAACAGGCCCGGCCCGGGCTGTTTCCCGGGCCGGGCCGGTCTGCTGGCCTGCGCTACTCCGCCGCGAAACCGCAAGCCTCACGCACTAGCTCACGCACCCCCGGCAGCCCGAGAGACTTCGCCAGCCTGTAGGCTTTGCCCGCGTGCATGGGCGTCCGGGCCATCCTCTCGCAGGCTACGGCCACGCTCTCCGGTGTCGGATTGTGCCTCTCCGCCAGCCTGTAGCGGGCCGCTAGCTGCGCCTCCGTGATTTTGGCCTTGCGCGCCCTCCGCTGCCCCGTGAAACCCTTCCAGTTGGAGAGGCGGGCATACCGCCGGATGGCATAGAAGGCCCGTGCATGGTCCCCCCGGCCGATGTTGCACCGGGCGTAGTTGCGGCCGTACCAGTGCGCCAGCATCGCACTAGCTGCCTCCTCCGCCTCCTCCTCCCCGAGTCCGTCCAATCGGGCGTCCCTCTCCAGCCGAGCCCGCAAGGCCATAGCCTCCTCCCCGGACAAGTCCCCCGGCTGGTACGTCTGGCGGGGGAAGTGGCAATAGGCTCCCGGCTGATTGAACATAAACATGGCTGTCTCTCCGTTGCGTTACTATCCCGGGCCACGCGGCCCGCATGACACTATTACTATCGGCTGGCCGGGGGAGTGTCAAGAAAAAAATCGCACCGGGCCAAAAGATTTTTTCCGGGAGGTGTGCTGTTATATGTGGAGGGTTTGCAGTGTGGCATATGTCACACTGTGGACGCCATGTTGAATGACGCACAGTCACAGTTGTGACTTGCGGCCAGGATACAAAACACGGACACAAGCTCTGCGGGCAGCTGCCTTGCCAAAAAATTCTTCGGAATTTTTCCTGTGAGGTGTGCTGTTAGTTGTGGAGGTTGTGACAGTGTGAGTTGTGAGGATAAACGTACTACTCTCCGCGTATGCGGGCAGCGAAAGTGAGGTGTAACCCCATGTACCAGCCCGAACGGCTGGAGCGCTGGAAGATGCCACGGGATTACTTCGGTGCCGAATGGCCCGAGTATTACTCCGCGGGTGTCGGGCGCTCCAGGGATTCGGACTGCTTGGAAGAGTCCAACTTCCATTCCATGCTGGCGGCCCTCGGTGGTGAATCGGAAACCGTTCAGGTTGTCCGTGAGAACCACTGGGCTGTCGGCTGGGTGGAGTGGATTGCTATCCATGAGTCCGACACATGGTCGCTGAAGGTAGCCGATGGGCTGCGGATGCGGCTGGATTCTTACCCTGTCTTGGATGAGGACGATTGGTCCAGACGGGAAGACGAGGAATGTGAGCGTGTCTGGTCGGACTGCTACACCGACCGCGAGCGTGTGAAGTACCTGCGGCGCAACCGTTGCACGGAGGGTTTCCGTGAACTGCGGGCAGCTGTCGCAGGTGACTGGCATGCGGCGGCCAATCTGCTGGCATGCCCGACCGATTTGATTTATTGACGACGACCGATCCCGGGCAGGTGGGCAGGGGTTGCGGCATCGCGTCCGCTTTAAAATCCCTGAATGCTTGCCTGCCCGGGATCAGGTGCCGTTCTGTATACTTTGGAGTCTCCCATGGACTACATGTCAGAATACGACTGGTGGGTCGATCCAGACCGTGCTGGCGAACGCGCCGACGCGGAGGCTGAACGCCGCCTGGACTCTCCTGAAGACGATCAGGAGGAAGTGGTTTCCGATCCTCCGGCACACTGGAGAGAGGATTTCCACTCCGATGATGCCATCGGGCCCGTCTATCACAACGAAGACGGCCCGTATTGCGATTAGGCGCCGTTTCTACGGTGTCCGAATAGCCCCCTCTGGGCTGCCATATCAACGCCACCGAATATCGAAAGATTGGGTCGGTGGGGCCAACCGCCTAGCAGCGGCGGAAGGCATACGCCCCAAATATGCCAGAGGGTGCTATTCGGCTACCGTTTGGTAGTCGGTTTCTTTAACGATGAGGTGCTACATGGGTTACCATGCGGCCCGCATCGTCCAAGATGGCGAAGGAAACGCCAAGATTCGCCACGGGATGCAGGACTATAAGGTCTGCACCGTGTCGCTGCTGGCGTCCGATGCTTCGGGGTACAACATGTGCCCCAAGGCATACCCCATCACGCGGTTCCGTGAACTGCGTGCTACGGGTTGGACGCTGGAAGCGATCCGCGAGGATGCCCAGAGCAAAGACCTAGCGCTCTGCTCTGTGCCCTGTGTCACCTCCCAATCTGGGCAGGGTGCCATTGGTGATGTGCCCGAGATTCGGGCCAATCTCACCCGCTGGTATGTGGAGAATCGGGAGGAGTTTCGTAGCCATCTCTTGGACGAGTTGCGGGGCTATGTGCGACGGGCAGGGGATGCGGTTGTCGCTTGCCGGCCCAATCTGGATTCCGATGCTCCATGGGAGCGGACGATTCCGGAGATGTTCGATCTGCCGATCCGCTACTGGGACTACACCAAGGTTTCCAAGCGGCTGGGCAAGGTTCCGCCGAACTATCACCTGACCTATTCGGTCAGTGAGGCTACGACGGCGGAAGACTGGCAACGGGTCTACGACACGGGGAGTTCAATCTCCGTGGTGTTTGACTCTGCGTGGCAGCCAAGCGGCAAGCGGGAGTACCACCGCTTCGGCCGCATGCCTACGTGGTACACCGACCCCAACGGGTATCGGTGGCGGGTTGTGGATGGCGACAGGTCCGACCTTCGCTTTCTGGATCCCGCCCAAGTCTGCGTCGGCCTGCGGCTGAAGGGCCGCAAGTGGGAACGCTGGTTCGCCCGCTGGTCTGGTTTTGCGGTCAGGCTGCCCCGTGCGTTGCGGGGTGTGTTCGGGAACATTCATCCGGCGAATGCCGCGTGAGGTGTGACATGCCGAGGAGTGTAATTGCCCGCTGGGAATCCCGGCGGGGCAAGGACTGGGTGGAGGTGTACGAGCAGACACTCAGCCCGAGTTGCGTCGGCTACGGCTACGAGTTCCGGAACGGCTCAGGCTGGTTCGGCAACTTCACCCGAGAGCAGGCGTTGGCCGAGGTGCAGCGGCGTGTTGCCTCTGGTCATTTCTGCTCTCAGAAATCCCCAATGCGAAAGGTGGTGTGACATGACGAGTCTAACGGGCAGGCTAGTGCGGGCGGCCGACGATCTGCGGGAACTGCGGATCGATCTGCACAACTTGGCAATTCGGCTGCTGGAAGACGACGCGGGCCTATCTGCTGAGTCTTACTGGCTGCTGGATCAGGTGTTTCAGCGGGTCGGCGGGCTGGCTGCTGTCATTGCCCGGAAACGTGATGATGGCAGGTTTTACATTCCCCCCATGGCAAAGGTGTGACATGAGCGAACGCTACAACGGCTGGACCAACTACGAAACGTGGTTGGTCAACCTGTGGATGGATAACGAGCCGGGCTCCCAGGAGTTTTTCAGTGAGCAGGCCAAAGAAATCTACGACGAAGCTGCGGCCAAGCCTCACCTGACTCGGGAGGAGGTAGCCCGCCAGCGGTTTGCCGACTATCTGGAAGACTTCCATGAGGAGCATCGGCCAGAGATGCCCACCTGCGGTCTGTACTACGACCTGATTTCCGGTGCGCTCAGTGCCGTTAACTGGGATGAGATCGCCCGGCACTACATCGATTCCATACTGGAGGAGGAGAGCAATGCGTCTAGCTGACCTGGAAGCGTTCATGGAGCGGTGTTCCGACGAGGAATTGGGCTGCCACCCATGCAAGCACGGACATCTTCGGTGTTCCGACCAGCCGTATGGCCGGTGTTCGGATGAGGCATGGCAGCAGCAGTGTAGCGATGAGTCCGACGAGCAGTACGCCGAACGAATGGAGGACGAGTGATGCCGCGAATTGCAGTGTGTTTGAACATCGCAGACATCGATAAGCCCCAGTTCTCCGGGGAAAACGATTACTTGGACTACTGCCGCCAGTGCTACGCCGAGGCGGACGAGCAAGAGATTGCCGACGCTTACGGCCTGCCCCGCGATGCGGTGGACAAGATCGACGACGAACATCCGCAGTATGCGGGCGAGGGCTACACCTGTCAGAAGTGCTGGAAGACGCTTACTGCGAGGGATGACTAATGCAATGCCCCGTCTGTGATTGTTGCGAGGTGTCGTTTGCCGGTGTTCTCGGTGACGTAGGTCATGCGAGATGCCGGGATTGCGGTATAGTGTACACGTTTACACCGGAGGAATGCGATGAAACCGTGGATTGCCACCAAGCTCCGTGACGCTGGCATCGGCTTGGAATTAGAGGCCGACTACAGCGGCAGGGGCATGTACGGCGAGCAAACGTATGGCCTGACCGGGACTATGCAAGAGTTCCTGGTGGCTGCGGCCTACGTTGCCGTCGATCTTGCGGACGCTGGCCCCAAGCGCGACGAGTACATCGATGCCTTACGCCGGCTCCGTACCGACAGCATGGGCAGGGAGACGGTTTTCTACTAGGCCACAAGGAGGTGTGCTATGTGGGCTGTGAAGACACAGACGAAGGTGATTGCGGTCTTTGACGACCGCTGGGAGGCGGAGGAATGGATGCGGACTTGGCGTTCGCTCCATGGACACAGGGTGTACCTAGTGCGAACGGAGAACTGAGATGAGTTACCGACCAATGAGGAAGAGGTTCAGCGATTGGCTCCAGGGCTTGGTCGATGCGGCCGTGGCCCGCCAGCTGCCTGACCGTGAGGAGTTGGTGATCCACACCATTCGCGGCATCGACCGCAAGGATTTGGCGTGGCACTTGGACACGCCAGATTTCCGCAAGAACGTGGCCCAGTTCGCAAAGGAGGGGCTTGCCGAGGAGATCGACTTGGACGATCTGGCAGAAAAGATCGCGGCCAGCCGGTCTGTCGATATCGATGCGGAGGATGTTGCCCGTCACATGGATGCGGAGGATGTCGCCTCCTATGTGGATGTGGATACGGACACCATCACGGAGAAGGTGTGCGAGGAGATCGATGCGTCTTCGATTGCCAGCGAACTGGACTACGACAAGCTGGCCGAGGTGCTGGTCAGCAAGCTGAAGGAGGCATGGGCATGAGCTATCGACCGATGGTGCGAGTGGGCAATGAGTGGGCTGGCAACGGCGTACGCTTTGCCACCCGTGAAGAGGCTGAGTCTTCCGCCCGTGATCTGTACGGACGGTGGACCCTGTGTGTGGATCACCGGGCAGATGAGTCCGGTGATCCGGTAAACTGTGAGTGGGATTCGACCCGTGGCAATGTGCATTTGGAGGTGGTCAATGCCTAACACCAATGTCAGTCAGAGCCACTTCGCCAAGGCTGCTGCCGGCAAGGCGGCGACGTTTTGCGAAGAGGCCAAGAGCGAGGCAAGCCTAGCCGTTATCGCCCGCATGGTACTGGAGGAGTTCGACACGGCCCCCAAGTCACAGGAGTACCTTGCATTGGCGGCAGCGTTCCGAAAGTCGCATGGAAAGAAAGACTGGTCGATAGTGGACGACATTGTCCGTGAGTTCAAATGGTTTCGGAGGTAACGGCATGACATCCGGTGACCTAGCCAAGATGGCCCAGGCCGCAGCCGTCATTCGGTCTGTGGTCGGCCAGGACTTTGAGTGCCACACCCGCAAGGAGTGGGATGGCGAGTACGGCAAGGGTGCCCTGCTCATCCTTCAGCATGAGAGTTGTGACCCGCTCTACCCGTATGTGAACTACGACGGCGGGCAGTATGACAAGATCGAACAGCTAGCCGATGCGTTGTCGGCTGCTGGGTTCTGGGTGGAGGATTGCACCGGGTGGTACTCGGCGGTGTATGAGAAGGAGGTGGTCAATGAACGAAGATTACTTCAACAATCTGTACAGGCTGGTGCGCCGGGCCGTAGCCGATGACGACGCCGGGATGCGGCGAGCGTGGCATGCCATCAACCTGGCGCACATGTGCGACCGTGCGGATGGCCGTGTTTTCACCCGCCCTGCCCTTGGCCCCCTGCGTGTCTATCGCAACAACGTGTCGTCTGACCCGCAGCATCTGATCGATGCCGCCCAAGCGTTCCAAGAGGAGACTACCAATGCCAAGCATTGAACTGACCGACGAGCAGGCCGATGAGTTGAAGGATGTTCTGCAACGGGAGATCGATCACCTGCGGCACATGGCGGAGGGATCGACCCACCCCGATGACATCGAAGACCAGCACCGTGCGTCCGTCCTGTCCGACATCCTCCACCTACTGGAGATTGCGTGAATGCCAACCAATGAGGAGCGGGCCGACTGGGGCCGCGAGGCCTGCGAGACGTTCGCTGAATCCGTGCGGATGGATATGGCAAACGATCTGCCGACCATCATCGGGGATCTGATTGCCAACCTCCTGCATCTGGCCGATCAGGAGGGGCTGTGCGCCGAGTCGGTTCTGCGGACAGCGACGATGCACTTTGAGGCGGAGACTGGCGAGGAAAAGGAGTGGTCACAATGAAGACCTACACAGTGACGCTGTCCGGGTCGGAGCGTGAGGACGGCGAGAAGCCATACGACTACGTTGTGCTGGCCTACAACGCAGCCGGGGCAGTGGAGCAGGCCATGAGTGCCCACTTGCGGGATGGCGATGACGCTGCCCATGAGGATGACATCTGGGTGGAGCGGTGCCGCGTGGGGCTTCATCCGATGGGGTTCTACAACGACCTGAGAAAGGAGCGTGCGTGATGATCGACTACGAGCAGCTACAGCAGGAGGATCTCCTGTTTCCGTGGATCAATGACACAGGTGAGGAGCCTGGGGATTACGAGTGGGACCATGAGGAGGATGAGTGATGGCACATACTGAGGGACCATGGGATGTAGACGATGACACCCTGGAGATTTTCTCCATCACGCCCGGGCATTCGACGGGATGGATCGCCAAGGTACTTGGCAATGACGACAACGGCAGGCGCCTGCCGCCGGACGAGATGGCCGCCAATGCCCGCCTCATCGCCAGTGCCCCGGATTTGCTGGCTGTCGCCAAGCTGGCCTTTGATTATGCCCAAGACACTAAGGCCCGCTTCATCGACCACTGGGACGGCGAAGATGCGGAGTCCTACGGCAAGCTGTGCGATGCCATTGACGATGCTATCGCCAAGGCAGAAGGGAGTGACACATGATCCAGCTTCAACTGACGGCCCGCCAGTTCTTCTACATCCAGTCAGCTATCCAGCGTGACCGCGAGACACTGGACGAGATGGCACCGTGGGACATAGACGATCAGGTCGCAGAGCATGCGGACGAACTACGGAGGAACAGGGAGGTGGCCCGGCTCTTGTCTCGCGTTGAGCAGGAGCAAGTCATCACGCATTAGGAGGCAAGGATGTCTGCCTTGGACTATTGGACTGACGAGACTGTGGAAACCGCCATCCGCCTGCTGGTCTGTGCGGAGCGGTTGCTGGCACCCCATAGTTCGGACGAGGGGGAGTGTGCTAGAGTGTGGGAGCAGATCAATCGATTCCTGAAGGAGGAAGTGTGATGGTTGATGCATGGCTGGTGCGTGGATACAAGACGGCCGCGGAGCAGGCCAACGACGCCAAGGTGGCGCTGATAGCCCTGCCCACACGGAGTGATCTGTATGCCCGGGCGAGGCGGCGCGTTCAGAAGTCGCCTCGTCTCAGGAGATATGAGTCCATACTCCTGGCCGACTGGCCGGAGGGCGACGATCACCTGCGGTGGGTGATCCGAGGAAGGATCAGCGAGATCGAAAGCTGGGCAAAGAAGATTAAGGAGGACAGTGATGGCTAAGAAGAAGGCGGCCAAGTACCGCATGATTCACATGAGCGGCCCGGGATTTGCGGCAGACCGCTTGCAAGATGGTCCTGATATCGACGGCATTCCCGGTCGGCCGGGCGACATTGTGTGGCTGTGCCACAGCCATGCCCCTCACTGGATTACTGAGTGGCAGCCTGACAACGGGCCAGTGTTCGATGTGGTGGATGCGCTCGGCAATCACACGCTGGCATCGCCGGATGATTTGACTCGCAACTCTAGAAACGTGAGGTGAGTGATGGCTAATGCACGCAGGAAGATCACCAAAGAGGAACGCAGGGGCCGCGATGCCCTGATGCGGGTGGTGAATTGGGTCCACATCTTGGTGATTAAACGATTGTTTGACGAGGGCAAGACGGTCAGCGATGTCGCCTTGCTGTACGACAAGGTCCAGCGGGCGACCGGGCGGATAGCCATTGAGCATGCAATGCCCGACTGGCATTACGTGGATGAGACTCAGGTGGCGGAGTTGGTTTATCAATCCCTGAAGGAGGACGAGTGATGAGTGACATGCTGCAAGCGGAACGTGTACGCCGGCTCGGCGGCCTGCCGTTCTGCATTGCGTTCCAGCATTGCGATATTGGCGAGGCGATCACCGACAGTGGCGAGCGGTTCTACATTACGTGGGGCCGCGACTTGGATAGCGAAGACAGCGAGTGGTACGAACGAAAGACCATGTTCCGGCCCATCTGGGTTGGCGTGGTGGAGCTTGTGCTGTGCCCGGTGGACTCCGACCTTGGCGACTGGATCGTCAAGGGACTGAGGCTTACAGATGGCCCAGCGTGGGAGCGCGTCGTAAAGGAGAAAGTGTGATGCGTGAATGCCAAGTGCTACAGAACGAATGGGCCGGTCTGTACGACGCTGCCCGGCGTAGGGTGGAGCGGTCGCCCCAGCTGCGACCGTACGAAGAGATCATCCTTGGGGACTGGTCCCCGTGGCCCGATCATCTGCGGTGGGTGATCCGAGGGAGGGTTAGTGAGATCGAAGGCTGGGCAAAGAAGATTAAGGAGGACAGTGATGGCTAAACCGTACCGCGTGGCGATGACGGCCGGTGAGTTTGCCGAGCGATATGCGGAGTTGTGCCACTACATCGAAGCCATGTGGGCCAAGCGCAAGGCCAAGGCATACTGGGATGTCAAGCCCGAGGACATCCTGCCGATTGTGTCTCCGCAGTCCCGGGCAGTGGCCCTGCACATCGCCACGGAGATACTCGGGATTGATTACGTTCGACCAACACCCAGGGCAGCGAGGAGGAAGTGATGGCTAAGAAGAAGCACCACCCGGACTACGACCCGGACGTTGAGTGCGGGTCGCTGTACGTGCAGAAGGAGGTGGCCGTGCAGATGATGCTGGCGATTGCCTACTCACTCAAGCACAACGAGTCGATGGATGACCTGGACAAGCAGCGACTGCGCGTGGCAGCCACTGTGATCAACGATGTGTTCGACCTCGGGGCCGAGGAAAAGCATCGGATGATTGAGTTCGACTATCAGCCTGACCACAAGTACCCGTATGTGTGCGTGGCCTGGCGTGAGGTGGGTGGCATGAACGTGGGGGATCGGTTCACCGACGAGGTGGGCGAGGCCCTGATTGATTACCTGAAGGATGATGTGAAGATCGTTGTCAACAAACCAGAGGAGGTTCGATGACTGACATTGATGTGATCCAGTGGTTCTTTGACTTGGAGCCGGTGACCAAGGGTTTCAACTGGCCTGTGAGTGTCCGGCGGTTCATCGAAGCCAAGCAGGCTTTGGATGCCGTGTTGAAGGCCAAGCGGCCAGCGAGGGCCGTGCTGGAGGCGTATGAGCAGATCGATGGGGCGCTCGGCCCGACCGTGATGAACACCCTGCTGGAGGCCGACGACGCCTTCCCCGAGGTCAATCACTCAGGGAAGCCCACGCCGCCGAGCCCCGGCAAGGTGACGCTGTACGTTGACCCGGAAGGCAAGCGGGTGCTGGCCGAGACGACCAAGCAGTGGGGAATGCCGGTCAAGTTCACAATCGAATAGGAGGTTCTATGTGCAAGGATGCACTGCGTCTGATTCACATCCTGGCAACGGCCATCCTGATGCTGCTCGCTGGGCAGCTGAAGGACATCTGTTGTCGTATACTTACGGAGGTTACCCATGAGTCCTGTCGCTGATTTCCTGCTCGGTTCCGCCGTCGTTGTGCTGTTTCTGTACTGGTCTTCGTTGAGGTGACACATGCTGTACGGGTACGCCAGAGTATCGACTGACAAGCAGGACAATTCTGCCGATGCCCAGCAGGCACGGCTCAAGGAGTACGCCGACCGGGCTGGGCTGGATCTTCCGGACGAACACCTGTTCGTTGACGAGGATGTCACCGGCTCCATGCCACTGAAACGCAGGCCCAAGGGGCAGAAGCTCTGGGATCTGGTGACCCGTGGGGATGTGATCGTCTTCGTCAAGTTGGACCGTGGCTTCAGGTCCATGGCCGATGCGGCCCACACCCTTCAGACGCTCAGTGCCTTGGGCGTGGGCATGGTGATCCTGGACCTTCCCTTGGATCTGAACACGCCGGAAGGCCGGCTCATGTTCCACCAGTTCGCAGCGTTCTCCCAGTTTGAACGCGAGCGATTGGGGCAGAGAACCAGGGAGGTGATCCGCCACCTCAAGAAGACGGGCCAACCCTACGGAACCACAAGACCGTGGGGCTGGAGACGCAAGGGCAACTCCTATGTGGAGAATCCCGAGGAGCGTGCGCTGGGCCAGCGCATCTGCGAGATGCGGTCGGCCGGCATGAGCTACGCCAAGATCGCGCTCAAGCTCCTTTACGACGGCGTCCGGAAGCCGGCTTCGTCGCGGAAGGGAAGCGGCTACTATCACGTCCCCGACATGATCGGTCTGTCGCGCGCGGCTGCAAGCGGATATCCAAGGACTCCGCAAGGTTTCTGGCTAAGGCGCGAGAGCGAACAGAGGCTCCGCGCAGCGAGAGCTGATGGTTATCAGCTATAGATCGCAGCGTCTGGCAGTTCTGGAATCGATCCACCGCGATCTCTCTCTCCCCGTCTGGCAGATCGGCAATCGCCAATGCCAGATAGTCCGGTGCGTCGTACAGGGGCGAGAGTTCTGCCGCCTCGGAGAGACTGATCTTCTCTTGGCCCGGCGTTCGGGTTGCCTTGCGGATGTACTTCAGCATGGCGTTGAGGATCGCCCGAGCGAAGTACGCCTTGGGATAGGGCAGGCGGGCAGGATCGTACGTGCGGGCAGCCTTGACCAGGGCGAGATACCCCTCACCCTCCAGGTCTTCCACGTACACCGAACGCTGCCACTGCGCACGCTGCGCCACAAAGTACCGGGCGAGGATCTTCACCAGCTGAAGATACTCAGTGACCAGTTCTTGCCGTTTCTTTGAGAGTCTTGATCTCGTTTTCATGCATGTCCAGGCGCGTCTCATGCTCTTCAAGCATGTCTCGCAGTTCGGCAACCATCTCGGGCAGTGACTCCACGGCGGAGGCAATGACCGCAACTTTGCTGTGCAGGCTGAAAGCCCACGGCACCACGGCTGCGGCACAGGTAACAACCAAAGACCAGAATTCCAGATCGGTGTGCATCATTCCCCCACTATCATGTCTGCCAGAATCGCGCCAACCTTCGGGTGCAGCTGCCCCTCATGGACATGCATCCGGATCATCTCCAGTGCGTTCGTTGCTTCCGTCTCGGGGAACATGTAGATGTGCGTGTGACCGTCGTACTTCGCCGTCAGCCTTTGGTATAGGAGTCGAAAGCCTGGGCTCGGATCGTCCGAATCGGAGTGCCACGGTGCCTCAGAATCCATGCCGCTATCCATTGGCTGATGAGCGAGATGAGGATCGGCAGGACGAGCAGCGAGAAGAAGGAGCCGACTTCCCTCCCCCGCAGGTATTCCTGCCGGATCCGCTGGCGATACGAGCGGAGAGAGATCGCGCCATCTGGGAGCAGCATGATCGCCAGATTCGCCACCTGTACTGCATGCTTGCTGTATCTCCCGGCGCCCGTCTCTTTCAGGCAGGCCGCCACTACCTCGTCGGCGTTACGCAACTCTGACATGACGGCTTCAGGATGGATGTCGGGTGGAGGACTGCGCCCTTGGTCTTGCACTTGCAATCGGGAGGGCAGGCACAGTCCGTGACATGCCCATCCCCATGCGTCACCTTGCCGTTCTTGCACAGGCCGCAGCACTTCTTGCTCTCCACGGGGGATGTGGTTTGCAGAAGGTACGCCGCCTCCACTGCGACGGGCCCGGTCATGTCGGGCTGCGATATGCCGAGGAGCAGGATGAGTTCATTCACCATGGTTCAGGAGTCCGATGGAGCCGAGGTCGGGCAGCGACTGAGGGGGGTAGCCATCGATTGACCCATACACCCAGCAGTCCCCGGCGGAGACGCAGACATCGAAGTCGTCTGCGGAGGTGACGATCATGCCGGGGACTTGCTCGGGGTAGTCCTTGGGCCAACTCTTCACGGGCTGGTTCCACGGTCCCCAGCTGTTGATGATGAACCACACGCGGAACGGCCAGTACTCCTGCGTGTCGTCATAGCCGGCGATCACCATGTCATGTCCCCACGGTGGCGATGACCTGGGGTGAATGTTCTTGGAGTTCGGAGATGGCGACCATGCCGCCGACTGACCTGAGTGTGCGGCGTACCCGTTGAACAGTGCGTCCATCAGGTCGGCCTGCGACAAGACGTTGGAGATCACGCCGACCTTGTTGCGTCGGCACAACTCCTTCACCTTCTCTGGCACGCCCGACGAGCCCCACCGAGAGCCGATGGTGCTGTTGTATTTCGTCAGGTCCACCACACCCGGGAAGTTGTCCCGAGCCAGGAAGCCAACGTCCCGCTCAAACTGAGACGCACGGCCGGGGGCCATGCCCTCACCACCGTGACCTCGGGCACCGTACGTGGGCTCGGTCGCCCCCATGCGGAACCACTCCTCGGGCTCCCGCTTCACCAAGATTTCCACGGCGCGGGTAATGTCCCGTGCGTTTCGGCTTCCGTGGCTTACGCAATCTCCAGTCGTTTGCCTCTCGGTAAAACAATTGGAGTCCAACTTCTTGGCGTACTGCCAGAGCAGGGCCCGCTTGCCCTTGCCAGAGTTCTGGATGTTGGGCTCTTTGAAGAACTGGTACTTCTGCGAATCCAGGAATTCGTACTTGGCCCGAGGGTCGTTGAGATACCCCGTCAGCCCGTCTTCGTACGCCCGCAGCAGCGAGTACGGTGTGTCCAGTTCGTCACTCACTCTGTCGCACCACTTCCTTGCAGCCGGCCGCCAGCTTCTCCACCACGTCCGGTGTCAGGGCGACGTTGTCCACCTTCTCGGCTGCGCCTAGTGCGTCCCGTAGGACGGTGTCCACGGCGACATCCAGACCCTTGTACTTCCCGACCAACTCAGTCCCCCCAACAGCCAGCCGCAGCGAGCTAGCATGTATGCTGCGCCAAGTGGCAAGCGTGGCAATCTGCTTGCCGGCATCACGCACCGTCACATCGGCCAGCGCGCGGTAAACGCTGGCCACCCGTGCGCGATCCGTGGAGGAGGCGGATCGCAGCGCGTCTGCGACGGGGCCGGTGACGGCTGGCCGTTGGGGGACGAGAGTCAAAGCGAACACAAGGACCGACAGGGCGAGCGGGAGGTGTTTCATTTGGCGTTGAGCAGAGCCTGGAGCAGCGCCGTCGCCGCCGTCTGCACCTCCGAGGACGTGTAGGTGTTGCGGATCTCCATGACCGAACGCATGTGCCCCAAAACATCGGGGCCCTTTGGCTTCACAGTAGGGATGCGAAGCATGGAGCGGGGGAAGTATGACCACGCGGCGGCTCCTGCGATGGCGATGAGACTGATGATCTGAATGCGCGTCATACAACCTTGCCCCCCGGAATGTAGATCGTCACGCCGCCTGGGACCGCCTGCGGCGCGTAGTGCAGGAGCTTGTGCGGATCCAAGAGCCCCCACCCGTAGACATCGTCACGCCCCACGGCGCCAACGTCACGGCACGTCTGGCCCAACGCCTTGATCACATCTTGGTGCGTGACCTTCTGGCCGTTGGACTTCTTCTCGGACACGTACAGGGCCAGTACGCCAGCGACGAACGGCGCGGCCATGCTCGTCCCCGAGATGGTCGCGTAGCCGTTGGCCAGCCACGTACTGGTGATGTCCTGACCAGGAGCAGCGACGGCGACCTCCTTGCCGCGGCAGGAGAACTCGCACGCCTCGCCCTTGTTGTCCACAGCGCCAACGGCAATCGTCTCAGCGAACGCAGCAGGGTAGTTGACCGCTCCACCATCATTCCCTGCCGCGCAGACAATGATCACCCCCTTCCCGTGAGCATAGCGGATAGCATCATGCAGCCGGCTGTCGGGGTGGGATGATCCCAGCGACATGCAGATGATGTCCACGTTGGCTTCGGCCGCATGCCTGACGGCGGTTGCAACCGACTCGGTCCTCCCCATGCCAGAGTGGCCGAGGACTTTCATCGATATGAGCTTGGCCCCAGGCGCAATGCCCTTGGCCAGACCCTTGTTGGAGGCGATCACTCCTGCGACATGCGTCCCGTGCCCGAGCGAATCGAAAGGGTCGGTATCCGCCGTGAAGTTCCGGTGATCGACAACCACATCAGTGAGCGATGGATGACGGGCGATCCCTGAGTCCACCACCGCCACCGTCACGCCTTCCCCCCGGGTGCGCCGCCACAGTTCGGGGATCCCGTAGCTGCTCACACCCCAGTCAACCCCCTCCTGCACCGAATGCGGCACATGGAGGAAGTCAACGGTGTACGGAGGAAGGTGGACGATGTCACTCATCGGTGGCCAGGGCCCTGATGATGAGTTCCAGGATCGGGATCAACACCTTGGCGATGAGCGCCCAGTCGAACCCTTGGGCCGCGCACTCCGCACCGAGGGCGAAGCTGCTGACCGTGTCATAGTCCTCGGTCCAGTCATCCGGCTTGGTGGCGAGGATCTTAATGTCCTCCTCGCTCAGGACGGGGATGACCAGCCGGGCGATCTTGTCCACCAGTTCCCAGTTCTTCATCGGGCCGGCGGTGCGGTCGAAGCTCTTCACGGCGTCGATGATCTGCGTCAGCACCTCGCGGTGGGACAAGAGCCATCGGAGAATCTTGAGGTTCATTCGTCAGTCTCCATCACGTCCAAGCAGGCTATGGCCACAACGGCGTGGCCGGCGATATCCAAAAGGGTGTCCCTAATATCAATTGTCCGGAGTTCACCCCGGAGCCTGCGGCACTTCTCCCCAACCCGGGCGATCTGGTATTTCCAGGGGTCGATCCCGTCCTCCAGCACCCCGAGGGCGTTGGAAAGCGGGGCGTCCTTGCACCCGTAGTACCCTCGCTTCCTGGTCAGCAGGCTGTGCAGCTGCTCGCAGATTTCCAAGTAGGGATCACCATGCGATTTCTCGGGCTGCCTTGACCAGCCTTCCGTACTCCGCCCAGAAACTGGGGTGGTGGTGCGGGTCCGCGTCGTTGTCTTCCGTGTCGATGAGGTGCGAGCAGCGGGCATGGGCGTATTCCTCCATAAAAGTGTCGATCAATCCCTCTCGTCCCTGCGAATCGCTGATGCAGATCACGCCCCGGTCCACTTCGTAATCGAACTCAAAGTAGCCCAAGTGATCACGCATCTTGCTGCTCGGCCGCAGGTACACTCTCACCGGGTAGGGCAGGGGAAACCGCTCCTCCGCCCACCTCTTTAACCGTCGCAGCAATTTCCTCTGAAAGTCGGCTGGCATCCGTGAGCCTCGCGATCAGCAGCCACTCTTTGCCGTTCCGACGATGCAGGACCACGGGGATCTTGGAACCGGCATCGCGGACGGCTTGCTCCATCCACACATAGGGATTGCCCCGCTCGGTCCTCTTGACCTCCAGGTGGATGTTTTCCTGCGAGCAAACGACATCCGGCGATTCGGTCCCGCCGGCAAACTGCTGGCCCCGTCTGGCGCAACCGCCCACCGCCGCCACCCAGGCAGCGGCAGCGTCCCTTTCCCCCCGAGCGCCCTTGTCCCGTGATCTCATCGGGCCCACCTCGCGGAGTGCAGCTGGGCGTGCCTCGCCTCCACCTGACTCAGGTAGGGGAACTGCTCGGTGATCAGCTTGATGGTTTCGTCGGCGCGTTTCTTGTCCAGGACGCGGGCGTTCTGCCCAATCCAGGAACCAACGGCATTCCCGAGCTTGGTGTCCTGAGTACCGCTGGGCTCCCACCAGTAGTCGATGGTGTAGTTCGTCGTCTTTGTCCGGTCACCGATCAGCATTCGTCCACCTCCGGTGCCGAAGCCAGCGTGTACATCACATCCATAACGTGGTGCGGCCGACGCTTGGCCGCGTTCACGGACATCAAGTAGCCGGTCAGGGTTTCCCCGGATCTCAGGTCTTGGAGATCCCCGAGCAGCCGGCCGTACTCATCCCTTAGCCAGTCGGCCGTGATCAGGCGGAGCCTGTCGTTCTCGGCGTGAAGTTCGATCCAGTCCAAGGCGTGCTGGCGTGCTTCGTCGTCGCACCAGACTCCCATGGGGGTCATGTACACCGTAGCCCGAGCCCTGAGCGCGGGGCAGTACATCCGGAGGTCGTAGGTGTCATGCCGCAAGAGGCGGGTGACGGTGACTATGGGGTCCGCGTGTTCCATCCCCTGACATTCCTGTGTCGTTGTTCGTCGTAGTACTCAGGCAGCGGTTCTGGGTCGTACCCCAGATGCTTCTTGTGTTTCAGGCTGGCCAAGAAGGCCGGGTCGTAGTTGTCGGGATCGCAATCCTGTTTAACGCCCAACAGTATACGAGCGTTCAGGTCTACCAGTCCAGTAACTCTGCTGCCGGAATGAAGAACTGTATGACAGTTGGCGCAGAGCCGAAGGTAATTTCGGATGTCATGCTTCCTTCCAGCGCCGCCAACGAGGTGGTGAACCTCCAGCCGGCGGCGGCCATCGGACTCAGGCCACCAACAAACGGCACAGCAGCGATGCTCGGCCACCCATTCCAGCAGGGCGGAGCGTTCAGACTTGTTCACTGATCCGCTCCAGGTCACGGCGAAGGTAGTCGATGCACTTCTGGAGCCGGATGATGGCTTCCTCGGCACGGCCTTGGCAGGAGCTATTGCAAGCGTGGCAGACCACTCCACGGAAGTGACCGCGGCAATGGCAGTGGTCGAACTTTTGAGCGTACGAGCTTTTCAATCCAGCGCCGCAAGACTGGCATACTGGTATTTGAAGAAAGGTTGCGACCTCTTCAGTCGTCAGGCCGTAGCTCCATTGGCGTCGATAATTGCTTTCACATTCTTTGCAATTCGTCCTGCGGCCATCGCGACCGCCGGGGCTGCCGGGATAATCGCACAGTGGCAGATAACGCAGGCACTTTCTGCATGTCTTCCTTGCTTCAACTATCACGCTCCTTCACGCTTCCCGCTCCGTAGGGTGCAGGGAGTGTACGGCAGTCCACCTTTAGGGTCAAAATGCGTTGTCGCTTTCCAAATTCGCGAATCCAGAACAGACCCCCTCCCATGCCGAGAGGCAGGAACGCCTGTCGGTAAGCCCTTGGGGCTGCCAGTCAACGCCTTATCGTTAGGCTCTCGGCAAATGGACCGGGACGTGGGGGTTTCGCTGGATCAACTACCAGCCCGTTGCCCGGGGTTTCGCGCGGTGACTAGCTGACTTGTGCGGACTGGCCGCTCCTGCGTAGGCAGGCGTTTCTTTATGCTGGTGCTGAGATTTCCGTGCGGGACAACCAGAAAATGACGCACGCTGTCTATCAGTTACTGTCTCGGGGCCCTGGCTTTCGTTCTGCCGGCTTTTCAGCCCTCGGAACGTGCTGGGGTAGCCCCAGCTGCCATCGCCCCTGTACGGCCCTCCTGTGGCCTGTAAAAGTAAGAGTCATCCTGACTGAAATCCCACCCGCCCTCGGCGTGGTAGGTCTGAGACTGCGTTATATACCCACCCCGCCTCGCGGATCCACTCAAACCCACAAAAAATCCGTCCCTCCAGACGATTCTGTTCGTCGGCAGGGCGGCGATGTTCCCGTCAGCCAGGGCCAGGACGTGGGCGCACTTGTTCTGGTCGGGCTGTAACACCCAGCCAGGATGGGGATCGGGCAACCAGTCAACGGTGAACAGGTACTTCCCGGGAACCTCTTCCTTGGGGAGGTAACATACGCACGGATGGTCAAGGAGGTAGGCGAACGTGGTCACTACGGGCCGGTAGGTGAAGCAGTCCCACAGCTGGAGGTCTGTGATGGGGCGGTCCTTGGAGATTGGCCGCGTGGACAAAGCGTGAAGTGGAACGTGACGGTAATGCGCTCCTGACTGAAGCATTACATGGAACGCCAGGGCCCGCCCGGTGAATGACGAGATGGCAAAAGCGTAGCCCTTCTCCATGCCCCCGCCCTTGGCGACGAACTTGCGCCGCACCCAGACCGGGAGGTAGGGAATGTCAGCGTTCATTCCTGAACCTTCGTTCCAATGTCATATGGATACCCATCCTCGGGATCGTCGGAGGACGTGCCCTCGTAGTGGTTGTCCCACCAGGGGAGCTTTGAGTCAGGGAGTTCTTCGATCATGTTTCCAGCCATGGATAATCCTGCGAATAGCGGCATTAGGCCCGGCTCAGGTGGGGATAATTAGATGGTTCTCACTCTTCCCAGATGCGGCCCGGTACGCCACCCATCGCCATTAGACGCCTGTGGAACTCTCGCAACGAGCGTCCATCCATACACTCGCCCTGCGATGTACTCC